AGCCAACTGAAATCTACATCTGCAACAGGTCGATACGCGTCTTCTATGAGTTGACCAATGGTAGTAACTTCTTCTTCTGATATTCCTTCCAATTTATCCAACATAATACCTAATACTTCTTTGGTAGGAAGATTATTGTATTTTGTTATGAAATCAGAAATCAATTCAAAAAAGAATTTATCTGTTCTGGATTTAAAGTATTCTGACTTTAAAAACGGAACAACCTTTCTGGAATATGACTCGTTTTTTACAAGATTTGAAAATATTACTGATTTAATTTCTTGCATTTCGTATCCTATGCATCAATCTGAACCGCCGTATTTAAACACCTTTCCTGCTGCCTCATCTAGTTGCTTTAAGATCTCTGGAGTGAAATACTTTTCTGGATTGTCATTGATTTGTTTTTCAAATACTCGTTCTCCATTAGGCAATTCTATTTTAGTGCTGTTCTTTTTAAACAGTCCTTGTTCCAGTGCCAGATCAGTTAATCCGTAGTACAGGTCTAGTCCAGTATCGTAATTTAATCTGACATCTACCATCTTATTTTCTTTGGTAAGTCTTCCTTTATACAACTTGCAATGAATGATATTTCCTACCACATCACCGTCTGCATTCTTGTCTTTTTTCTTGGACAAATACACAATAGTAGACGCAGCATATTTGAGTCCTGTTCCGCCTCCCATTTCTTTTGTTGGAACATATGACCCAATAACATCATAAGTATGGTTTGTCATTATTAACGGAATCTTTGCCTGACCCAGTTTAAGAGTTAAAACTCGGAAAGTAGACTTTACCACTTGTGCTCGAGTCATGTCTCTGGTGGACTTTCCTTCTGCAGTATCAGCAACTTCTTTTTCGGTAGACAACATACCAAGAGAATCTAATACAACCATAATAGGCTTACGTTCTGCTTCGGGTTGTTCCAAATAACGATCAATAATAGAAATTAATTGACGACGAAATTCTTCTACTGTAGAAACAGGAAACACTGCAACTCGAGTAGGATCCACTCCTCGTTTTACAAACATATCAGATGTAACTGCCTGTTCTGTATCAAAATACAAAACAACTGCATCTTTATTGTCTTTCAGAAACTTACAAACAATACCAACAGAAAAATAAGTTTTACCTGTACTAGACTCTCCTGCAAGTGCCAGGATTTTGTTGTTTGCAATTCCTCCGTGAATAGAACCAGACAATAATGCGTTTAAAATATAACTTCCTGTGTCTAAAAATCCGTCTACATCACTTCCGTCAATTCCGTCCTCCACAACAGACGCGTATTTATTTCCTGAATTTTTGATTATGTCTTTAAGATAATTACTCATATTTTCCTTTCAATTAAACAGACTTTCTAAACTATTTTGTTTTTCTGTGTTCCATCCTATTGTTTTCAATATACCAACCAACGGATCAATAAACGACTTTTCGAATTGAGTATTATAGTTCACATACTCGTTCAAGTCAAATTCTTTTGGTATTGTTGTGGAAAAGCTTAACACATGATCTTCTCCTCGAGCACCACCAAACGGATTAGGTATTTTCAAATAAACAAATTTAATTTTATCTCCGTCTGAAATAGGCTTGTATTTTTTACCTAATTTCATTTGACGAATATTCCAGTTGTAAATGAGGGCACCTTTCACTGCAATCGGAGTGTTCTTCTTATATATGGATATACCGTCACTGTATTGAGAAATTCCGTTCACTGATCTGGGAAAGGCTATTTGTTCTGGAGTAAATGTCATGAATTTTGTTTTAAACTGTTGAATATGATCGATCAAGTCTTGTTCTGTTTTATTCATAATAATATGAATACAAGACTTAAGTTCTTCTCTGATTATTTCTGGAGTAGAACTTCGTGTAGTTTCTATTCCCATGATTTTAAGTTTGGGTTCAGTGTAACGAATTCCTTCTGAGTCCCAGACATTAAGAATGTATCGTTTCTTTGCAGTCCAGAGGCCTTTGTTTGCAATTACTTCACGACTCATAAACATCATGTTTTGCTTTGCATTCATGATTTTTGCCAGTCGAGAAAATTCTTTGGTGATAAACGGTTCAATTATTTTTTCTGAAAATTTATTTAAGAAATCTACACCCGCGGCAGTATCTGTATCGTCTTTCAGAGCCTGTTTGACTGCAGGTGCCAATCGAAGATACACAGAATCTGTATCACTTGCAATTACATAATCCACTTCATTGGTCTTGAATAGTTTATTTAAATATCTGTTCAATGATTTACCGATCCATTGAATACTCAATTGACCTGAAAGAGTAATTGCCTCTGCCAGTTCCACATCGAAAAATCGAAAATACTCGTTTCCTATTGCGCCGTAAGCAGAGTTCAATTGAATCTTCTTGACCATTTGAAAATTCTTAAATTTAGATATATCGTATTCTATTTTTTTTCTGTCCTGAGAATCTGTATTTCCTAGTTTCTCCAGTTTTATTTGACTGGCCAACATGAGATTTTTGTATTTCTTTCGGTCCTCGTACATGGATTCCATGAGATCTGCCAGAAATCCTGTTTGATCTTTGTTGAAGGCAACACCGTTTGCAGCGAATGTTACATCTTCTTCCTGTGCCTGCTTTGTTTCAGGTAAAACATCTTCTGACTCATTATACATTAATATGCGATCAGGATTTATTTTATTTCTCCGCCAGAGTTTACTGTGCAATTTAGTTTCTGGTGAAATGTTGAATTGCATAATAATATGTGGATACAGGGAATTCAAGTCGAAACTTACTACCCAGTCGTGCATTCCTACGAGAGGATCTTTAACATAGGCTCCTGCGTATTGTTCTTCTTTTTTCACTCCTTTTTTAGGAGGAATAACTATTTTCTTACGAATAAGATAATTGTATATGATAACATCCCAAGTTTTAACTTGACTGAACACATCAGTAAAATTTACTCCTGCACTGTAGGCAAGTGCAACAGCAAGTTCCAGTAGTTTTAATTTTGATTCTAATTTGACTACCAGTTCAACGTCTTGAATATTATATTGAACAAACTTTTGAAAGTTTTTCTTATAAAATTCTGAAATACTTTCGTATTCGTCGTAACTAGTTTTAGTTTCATTTAGTTCGATTCGTGCAATATTGTTTAACGAATAAGACTCTCTGGTAACATAAGTAAACTTTTGATACAGCTCCATGTAGTCTACAGTAGAAATTCCCACAATATCGTACACTAGATGATCTTTATTTTTGTAATTAACTGTTTTTTGTTTAATAGATTTCCAAGGAGAAATTCGTTTGAAATCTTTTACAGATAAAATTTCTTTAATTCTATTCAACAAGTACGGAATATCAAAAAACTTTACATTCCATCCAGTGATAATATCAGGAGGTTCTGCTGAGACATAATCTAAAAATGCTGTTAACATTTCTGCCTCATCGTCATACGAGAATACTTGTACGGTTTGATCAATGTGTGTGTATTGACCAAGACAGAAAACTACATTTTTTTGTTTGTTTGTTTTGATTCCGATACAAATAACGGATTCAGTTGGCATTTCAATTGACGGAAATCCTTCTTCGCATGTAGTTTCAATATCGATATACATGATATCCAAGTCGTCAAACTTGTAATCTGCAATATCAGAATATTGTTGACTTATGAATTGATATTCAAATCCGATTGCACCGTGAATTCTGAAATTGTCTATTCCAGTATGAGATCTGATAAATTCTCGGTAATCAGAATTATCTGCAAATTCTAATCTGGATACTGGTTTACCGTCTATAGTTTTATATTCGGATGATTTATCCGATTCAATCCAAACAGACGGCTTGAATTGTATTGTTTTTTGTACCGACTTTCCGTTCTCTCGTTCTCGTAACAGAATTTTATCGTACGCACTGTGAACATTTGTATAGAATTTACTCATTAGTTTTTTTAGACTTTATGTAGGCAGAAAACAGTATGCAATAGTTAATAATATCTAATATTGCGTCTTCGTATCCTTCGTTAGTCACCATTAGTTTACCGTCTGCTGCAAATGTACTCAAGCGAGAAAGTTTATCTGTCATTCTGACTAAGAATCCTGTTTCCGTGGAACATATTCCCATGGCCTCACATCTTTCGAAATTTGCAAACGGAGTAGTTCCAGACTTTCCTGCGTAGTCGTTATTTTTCATACGCATAATATTGAGTGCCTGATCCGTGATCTTTTTATGATGTTGAAATAATTCTTCTCGGTTCATTGTATTCCTTTCAAACAAATAAATTTTCTAAAGTGGGTAAGTGAAATTTTGCTTCTATATCTTTTGAAAAACACCAAACGTTTTCAATAAAAATAGTAGACAAATGTTGTCTTAAAACCATAGTGTCTAGTTTCTTGGGTCGTTGTTTGATTCGCATTCCTACTTGACCAATAAATCGACAATCTGATTTAGTTTTCATGTAATCTACCAAATCATCACATGCTCGATATCTTTTATTTCGAACTTGCGGATCCATAATATTAATACAAACAAATCCGCCGCTTCGGGTTCTCTGCCAGACTCGATCCATCATAGGAAAATAAAAGCCTGTTTTCCAATTTTCGTATTCTGCGTATCTACTCCAAGACTGATCTTCTTGGTTCGGGCCGCCCTTATTATACTGTTCTGTTGAAAAATACGGAGGACTGGTAAAAGTACAATCGAATTCTACTTTGGGCCAATCCATGTCTTCTGCAGGTTTTCTAAAAATAACAACTAATTTCTTTCCTTGACACTCAAACCAGTCAGGGCCCTCAGTTATTTTAGGATCTGCACCTAAAAGCCTTTCGTATTCCCGACATTGAATTTTATAGGTCTCGAAAGTGGCAGGATTCGGATCACACCCGTAGTAGGCCTGGGTCATTGGCGTCGCGTAGAACCCCGCCAAACGGTCGCCCCACCCACAGGAGGTGTCACAGACGATCTTTGCGCGAGTAAGGTCGTAAAACGTCTTGGCGACGTTGGGCTTGAACTGTGTGGCGACGTATGCCCCCAAACGAAACGATCCTCGATATTCGGTTAGGCCTATACTCTTGTTTCCTAGACGCCAAAACGTCCAATTCATTCGTTCTAATTCTTGTTGATTCTTCCAGATTTCAAGCGGACTACTAAACCCGTAAGATCCACAGGCCATTCTGTTTTTTTGTTGAAAATAATTACTTACCGGATTGAATTTATTGTGAAGATCTATGACAAGTTTTCCGTACTGCGAAAACGGATATTTGTAGTCTGGATATTTTTCTACTACATTCGAAAAATTTGTTAGTAAAAAATCAGAAGAATTCATTGTTTTCAGGGCCTGAAATCGTTCTTCCATCATTTCTTTTGAAATATTCATGAACGGAAACTCTGGACGATGAGTAACAACATATCTGGCAAATTCTGTTTTAATTTGCGCCTTGGTCCACAGACGATTCATTTCCGCCCAAACGTTTTCGTCTAAAATAGGAATTCCGTTAGAGTTTGCGTTTTCTAACAAAAAATCTTCAATTGTTTTGGTTTTCATTTTGAATATTAACACCAGTAGAACCAAATCCACCTGTGCGTTCAGTTTGTTTAGGGGCAGTATACCGTTTTTCTAGTTTACAGTCAAGCCTGGAAATTAATTCTGCTTGGGCTATTCTGTCTTGATTGTAAATTCGTTGGGTATGTATAGAAATATTTGTTAACATAATAAACAATTCATCGGTATAATCTTCGTCTATAATTCCTTCTGAATTGGCCAAAACTAGACCTTGTTTAAGGGCCAAACCAGATCGGGCGTGAATTCTAACAGAATGTCCCTGTGGAATATCTAAAATTAAACCAGTTGGAACTAGTGTTCTGGATCCTGGAGTTAACTCAATATATCGTTTTCCTTCTGTTTCAGGACAACAAACGATTTTAAATTTTTCATTTGAGGCCAGAAAAGAAATTATTTCTTGAGTAGGATGAAGATGGGCGCGAATATCAAAACAGGCCGAATTTGAAGTTCCCCAAGTCGGGGACTGAACTGTTTCGTGAAGAGGAAAATATCCTAAAACCATTGTACAAGTATATAGTGTCCAATCAAAAAGTCAACCTATATTAATTATTGTTTCTTTTTGCTTTGTTAGAGATATTTATTTTGATTAGTATCATGCTTCAATTTGCATTGTCGCTAATATACTGTTTTTATTAGGATATTTCGTTAATATTCCAACTCTGATGTACCGTCATATTTCCAATAGTAAAGACTGAATATATGTATTGGGTGTCTTCGTTATAGGCAGGAACAGGATCCACAGTTAACTGATAAAATTCTGACCGCTTTGGATTATTGTTTGCTTCCAACTCTGCAATCCAAGCGTCACTTAATTCTAAAACCTCTACCACTTGTCCGTCATGTACTCTGGCGTATGCACTCATCCGTATCTCCTTGGGTGATCAACAAGCCCATAAGATGGTGTTGCTTCCCAGGGCGGCGGCCCAGACTGATGGTAATTAATAAACTCTGGACAGTTTCCTGTTTCTTCTGAAACAAAATAACTATTACCTCGCACCAATGGTGAGTAAAATATCAGAAACTCTGGTCTAATGGTCTTGGGTTTGGCTCCTCTAAAAAGAGCAAAAATTTCTTCTTTTTCAAGCACAGTATTCCATATTGCTGCTTCTGCCATGCTGACTTGTTGTCCTTCTGTATCGTGTCCGATAATTACTGGGCTGCTTCCAACTGACATGTTTAACCTCACAAAAGGATTAGATGTAAATTCTGATGGATTACTGAATAGAATGGTGTTGCTTCCACTGGATTCGCCGTTCAGGAAAGGTGTCCTAATACTACTTTCAAAAATTCCTGCTGCGTGAACCCAAGAGTTTGTTGACCACCCAGCACCCGCCCCCGTTTGGGTTTGCGCCCTCACAATGCCGTTAAACCAGTCGGCGACAACCGCTTCGACTCGTCGGTTTGTTGTTGTGGCGTTACTCAACATACTCAAAGACAATTCAAAGGGCTCTCCGTCTGCTTCGAAGTCTGTGCAAATAAACGATAACAGAGGTTCTCTGCCTGATGTTCGATTTGAGTAAAACCAAATGCTCATTGTTATGGGGAAACTTGGAATTTGAGAGTGGGCACCTTGTACCGAATGAAGCGTATTACTAGAAGCACTGCCAAACTGAATGCTCACGATGCACACCGTACTTCCACAGCAATTAGTTCTGCATCTCCGGCCATGGTGTCTTTTGCTGTGTCGCTCTGTTCACGATAAATTTTCAGACGGAAAAAGTCTCCAGCAGTCAAACCGTCTATATGTGTGGTTGTGAGTTCTGTGATGCTTGGTATGCCGCTTGTACCACTTGTTGTGGTGTTGCCCTCGATTTCCGTATTAAACGAATCAGAGTCACAATCAGTATTCAGATTCATAAACTGCGCTCCCCAACGCACATCTCCGCTGGTTGCTGTTGTAGCCATCCAACTAATGCGTACTTTTAGCCCGCTGCCCAAAATTGCCCCTTCAGGAATGACTCCAACAAATATGGCACTTTCATCTGCGTTGGAGTCTGCAAAATCCAAAACCATAATGGAGTTTCGGGTGTCTATTGTGGCAAAGCTTGTTCCGGGGGGTTGATTGTCTAGTGGAGTAAACACTGCGTAAGTTTTTGAGCTTCCTCCGCCAGTGGACGCGATTGTGTATGTGGTTCCACTTTGAGTAATGTTTATACCTGTGCCAGCAGAAATGCCCACTGATCCAGTGCTACCATTAAAGGACTGCACACCAATATTGGTAATGGTAACAGATCCGGTTGCACCACTAACTGATATTCCTGTGCCTGCAACTGCCATCGAAACACCAGTAACAGCACCTGTTATGCCGTTGAAAGATATTACATAGTCTCCTACTGGACCAGTAGCACCTGTGTTTCCTTGTGGTCCTTGATCGCCTTGTGGTCCTTGTGGTCCTTGATCGCCTTGTGGTCCTTGTGGTCCTTGATCGCCTTGTGGTCCTTGTGGTCCTTGATCGCCTTGTGGTCCTTGTG